AAACCGCTAAACAAAGGCATTAAACCTATATTTAGGGACTGGAATAAACTTTAAATGTCATGATGTCTTGTCATTATGGACTTTATCACAGTTTTTGATAACCTCTATATTAACTTTACTATAAATGATGCTAAAAATTCATATTTTAATTGAGGTTTTATGTGGGATTTTTTATCATCCTAACAGTCTTCTTTGTATATATTACTTTTGAATAACCATCTTTTTTAAAGCCTTCAGATTCATAAAAACCAATAGCTTTTTTGTTACTTTCCAAAACCCATACAGCGATAATATTAAAATTAGATAATTCTTTATAGCAAGCTTTCATTAGCGCTTTTCCTATACCCATATTTTTAAAATCATTCAAAATATAAATTGCCACAATTTCTCCTGCATTTTTTAAATCTGTATCTCTAGATTCTATATAACAAGCAAACCCAACAATCTTTTGATCCACAATAGCTACATAGGTATTCTCAGGGTGTTCCTTTGCTAGTTTAACACTTCGTTCCAAAGTTATCTTTTCCATGATTTCATCAGGAAAAAGACCTGTATAGGTCTCTGTCCAACTTTTATAATGTACATAACCTTTTCCATTTGCATCTTTAGTAGTTGCTTTTCTAATGATGAAATCATTCATATTCTATCACCAATCTTTACTTGTATATATCTTTACGATGACCAAATTCAATCACCAATATGATTAATTCATCATCAATAATATTTGCAAGAATTCTATAATTACCTACACGATAACGCCATATACCTTTTTTTTCATGAGATAATCCTTTACCTTTATCTCTAGGATTATTAGTTCCCTCCAGATTTTTCTCAATCCAAGCAATAATCATTCTAGCGATTTGTTTATCTAAATTTTTTAAAGATTTTAATGCTTTTTCAGAAATTTTTACTCTATACATGATTAAAAATCCAAAATTTCCTTAGCTTCTTCTATGGTATATGTTTTTGGATTTTCTTCATATTCTTTATAAGCTTGTTCATAAAGATATATATCAAACTCATCTTCAATTTTTGAAAGTATTGCTTGTCTCATCACTTCTGATACTGTTGTACCATTTAATTCTGCATATTTTTTAATAAGTTTTGATTCTTTCTCACTAACTCTAATTGAAATAGACACTATTATCACCTCGTAATACATTGTATCACTAAATACACTATTTTGCAATACACTGCAAGACAAAATAAAAAAAGACTTGAAAGAATATTTTAAATCTCTAAAATTCTATTGGTTGCATTACCTATTTTAATACGAATTGGCACCCTAATTTGAAGAGGTTAGAACTTTCTAGTTTTCTATGCTTATGGTATCACACCCACTGTTCAAAAACCATAACAAATAAATATAATACCCATAGCAATCCCTTATTAAGTATTTTAATCTATAATCGCCCATGTTGTACAAAGTTAATTGTTACAGATATTAAAGAAGACAAGTATACATGAACGCTTAACCTTTCGAATCACATCCGTGTTAGTTGACTTTGATACCCATCCAGAGCACTCAATATTACTTCAGTTGCAGCCAAAAGTACCAGTATATTGTTGAAAATAAAATAACTATAATTTCTATATATAAGACAAGATAATCTTTTCTTGAGTAAAGTGATCTTTTGAATTTAGGAATTACATATATAAGTAAAAATACAATTGCTGCAGATATAATAATGCCTCTATTAATCCAGGTCAATATTAGTCGACCTTCAATGGAAAAATCAAATATGGAAAATAGAATTATAGTTTCAAAAACGCTAATGAGAGCTCCTATCAGAAAATAGGCGACACAGATAAGGAGTTCAATTAAAACACCTTTAGTTTTCAAACGAGAATTCTTCATATTTGATTTCCTCCTTAGTAAGCATGTTATAACAAAAAACTTCTTGAACACTGAAATTAAATCCTTCGAAATTTAAATCAACATATAATATTATAGCCGGAAATACTTTTCCATCGTGTTTTATGTATACAAAATGCTGTTCAACTCCAATAACTGTCTCTTGTGTAATTTTCTTCATGATTTCATTTTGACTAAATTCATAATTATTATTTTTGATATACTCTAAAAAAATAATGTCTTCTTCTGTCATCTTTTCTTTTGAAGAGTTTATTATTGTATTTCCATCATTGATTGTGTCATAATAAATGTTTGTGAGAATACCATTAAAAACTAAATGGTTTCTTTCCACTTTTTGACCATGATACATGAATTCTAAATCTTCTTTTTGATAGATAAAAACGTCATTTGATGGTAAAGCATTGTTAACAATACTTGTACAAAACGATTCATACGGCAATAGACTTTGATAGTAGTATGAATATATGGGAACATAACTAACTGTATTTTGTTTATCATTTAACTCATAGTTAATATAAGCTTCATTATCACCAAAGATTTCATAATCTTTCACATTGTCCCATGGCCAAATTATTTTACTAGCAGCATATGAAGCCGAATCACTTACATTGTACCCATCAGTTATTCTCTTATAAAAATTGTTCGTAAATGTTCTTGATGAAAGCACAGTTGTTGTCTCTGGCCAGCCAATCGAACTTCGAGCACCATTCAATATTGATTGCTCAGCCATTGAATTTAATTGTGCGTTTCCTGTAGACGACTCACAACTAGCCCACACAACAACTTTTGTGTTTCCCATATACGGAAGCTCATTTGAATACAGGTAAGATTCATTATTTGAAAAATCAGAAGTCACAACTAAACCTTTTCCACCATGTCCAGAAAACAATACTATTTCCTTGTTTAGTCTACCCAACCCAGTGTTATCATCGCTTAGCAACAATGTTTCAGAATAATTTTGGTAATTGTAAATATGATATCCCATATCACTTAATTCATTTGCTGGAATAGTTGAATCTGGAGTTGTGTCAATATCCCCAAGCCCATAATCATAGGTAAAGATTGATGCCTCCTGAAGTCTTATCTGAATATAATAGTTCCCAGTGCTATATTGAGAATAAGCCTTCACTTCGAAATCATATTGTGTACCAGATTCAGAATTGAGGAATCCTATATTGGCATTCAACTTTTCTCCCCCATTATTATTCGTTTTTAACTCGTTTTGAATATATGAGTACATAAACATATCTGTGTTACCATATGTTTCAATAACATAATAACTGTTTGAGGAATTAGCAGTAAATATCCAATGATCTATTTCTCCTGCTGTAGCAATACTTGACATGTATAATTTGTTAATAGACAATGTACACGTCGAATTATAACATGTGCTTAATATTGCGCTAGCTTTAAGCGTAACAATAGAAAACATGCACATTAAAAACATGATTATAATCAAAAAAAACTTTTTGTTTGCTTTCTTCATAATGTTTGAACTTTTCCATATCCTTTCAGTCTTACTTATTTTATACCATCCGTACTTATCTATTCAGCTCTTCTAAATAACATATTATGTCACAATTCAATTGAATAATATCAATTCAATAATGAATTGTCAACAAGTCACCTCGTTATTTTTTTTAAAAAAGTGTAGCGTTTTGTGAAATTGTCCTCTTTATAAATAGAGTAGTTCATTGTAAAACGACATGCAGTTTCTTGGAAATTAGAGGAGCTGTCCATAATCGTGTAAATTGGGATGTAATCGTGTGCAAACTCATTCACTCATCTGAATTCACTGCTTTTTCCGATACTTTTTCACTGCGCATTTTTTTACACAGCCTAAAAGGCACTATATGGCGCAAAAAAAAGGATTGACAATAGTATCAATCCTATGTTTTCAATATGTCTTGTCATTATGGACTTTATCACTATTTTTGATAACCTCTAGACTAACTTTACTACAACCTCTAGACTAAGTTTACTATAAATAATGCTAAAAGTTTATATTTTGATAAGTCATAAAAAGATAACTGATTATTGCAATTATACTATAAAAACAGCATAATAGTTTGTCCAATTAGGTTTGTCCATTTTCCGTCACTTTTAATAATATGTTGTCTCATTCAATCTGCGTTGAGTGCACCATATTGCTTGAAAATGGGGTGTTGTGTGTACTCAAGTAACATCAAAATGCTATATTTTATGTTTACACATACAAGTGCTAAAAAACCAAAGAAACATTTTTTATTTTAAATTGGATAATATAATAGAATCTAGAAAATCATTTTCAATCTGTTCAATTTTGGTAGCGTATGTTCTTTCAATTTCACCTAACAAGTCATAACCCTTGAATGCATAAACTGAAATAAATAATTCTCTACCATAACGATTGATTAGGTATTTAACAAACGCTCCAGCAATCGGATATGTAATCTCGTCTGTATGATTTAAAAAGAAATCGTTCTGAATTAGATCTATAATGCTTAGATATCTATCACTTTTTAGCAACAATCTTACCCATTCATCGTTTGATTTATTCCACCACACTTTATCAAAGTACATCGCTAAGCCTTCTCTAAGGAAAACTGATTGTGGCTTGTTAAGTATATAGGAAATAATGTGCGCATCTTCATGATAACCTATGCATTTGACTTTTTCATTATACACTGCATATATTTCATTTGGAGGATTTGCAAAACCATTACATGGATCATTATCTCCATATATTTTTCCTACTAACTCTGGTGTTTCTAATAGGTAATAATTTATTTTGAATTGTGGAAAAACATTTAGAAAACTCGTTATTTCTTTAAAGCATTTCTCTTGAACCTTCATTATCTCATCTATATCTTTTTCAGCTAAAGAATCTTTAATCAAGTGAAAGATGTAATGTTCGCTCGATACTTTAGTTAAAGTTGGTAAACTCATGTTATCTCTCCTTTTCCTCAATCAACTACAACTGTCAGTCTTTCAAACAACCAATAGGTATAATTTTTATGCCATCTTTTCTTGTGTAAGCCACCTCTCCACCAGTGATAATCATGAGTAAGTGTGTTGTCATTACTAAGTTTATGCCGATTTTAAGGGTTAACGACCTAAGTTTACTATGGTGTCAGACCTAAGTTTACTTTCTTATACGCAATTAAGAAAAAATATAAAATCTAGCTTCTATAGTATTAATTCTTCAAAACAAACACTTTAATCAGTCTCACATTAAATCATATTAATCTTTGGAAAAGCAATCAGTATGTTCTTGTTCGAAATCAATTTCAATAGTAACATGCTCAAAATCTTGCTTCTTCGTAATCATATGAGCTTCACGTTTTATTCTGTTAATATCTTTCAAATCAGAAGATGACTTAATGATAAGGTGTGTTGTTAAAACGTGATGTTCACTATCTAAAGACCAAACATGAGTGTGTTGAACATCTTGTACATTTTTAATGTCTTTGAACATCTCATCAAGTTTATTAATGTTGATATCTTCTGGTACAGCTTGTAAAAAAAGTAAAATCGTTTTTCTAAAGTTAATAAAGACATTATATAAAATGTATACCGTGAATACAATAGCGAGAATAGGGTCCAATATATGGATATCTTTGACAAACATTATCAGTCCAACAATAAGTACACCAATCCATCCAAGAACATCTTCGAGCAAGTGCCAACTTATTACTTTTTCATTTAACGTTTTTCCTTTTTTAGTTTTCAATACTGCAAAACCATTTACCATAATCCCAATGATAGCAAACCCTATCATTCCCTTTGCATTCGCATGTACAGGATCAAGTAATCTAGGAACAGCATTCCATAAGACAATAAAAGAGCCAACAATCAAAACAATTGTATTAATCAATGCAGCTAAAAGAGAATATCTTTTATAACCATAAGTGAATTGCTCATTATGATCTTTTTGAGATAATTTACCAAATACCCATGCTAACCCCAAAGATATGCTGTCGCCTAAATCATGAAGGGCATCTGATAAGATTGCCATACTATTAAATAATATACCACCAATCAATTCAAGTACTGTGAAAAAGAAATTTAACAAAAAGGCAACTTTGATATTAGAAACACTATGATTGTGACTATGCGATGATTTCTCTTTCATAAACTAACCCTCTCTATTCTTTTGGCATCTCATTATTGCATTATGAGACGTCTTAATTTTATAAATTAATTAATATGTTATTTGTCTAAAATAATTTCATATCTTTGTTGCATACACAAATGCATCATCATACGTATCCTAATTTTATCACAGTCAGCATTATCCCTCAATCAAAAGATTGAAAGTATCCAAATAATTTAGCGGTTTTATAAAAAAAATTGGAATGGATGTCAGACCTAACAACCATTCCAAAAAAATTACAATAATATTAAACTTGACAAGTTTTTTGAGAAGAGCGGTCACACTAGAATCTATTCATATGCAATATTTCCAATAGAAACTGCTTCATAAAAGTTCGTTATTTCAGTTGTCCCAACGAAATAATCTACCAAACTATTGTTTTTATATATTAGCAGCGTTGGTGTAGAATTTAAACTATTACCATTCAAATTAATATCACTCCGGTTACCTGTAGTTCTTTGAGCATCCATCATGAATAAATCAATTTGCAAGTTATTATTTGTTCCAAATTGAAAAGTTTCTTCTTTAATAGATATACATGCTCCACAAGTCTCACTATAAAAGTATACTCCATATAATTCATTTTCTTGTCTGCTAGCCTCTGAATATTCTATAATCCTTGTAAAATCTGAATAAGAGTCTTTTAATTCTGAATCATTGTTTACAATCACTAAGGTGAGTATTATCAACACAAAAACTCCTGCAAATCCAATTAATATGTTTCTTATAAAATGATCTTTTTTAGTCATATTGTTTAAACTCCTTCACTCATAGCGCAACTCTTATGTTCTTGGGCTAATTTCAGGATTGACTTAATATGATTATCAGCAATTTTAAATTTTGTTACGCCATTTTCAGGAATCTTAACTACAATTTTTAAATCTAATAGTTTTTTTAATTTTTTCATTAAAAATCCTGAAGATTTTTTTAATGTTTTATTTAGTTCGCTTAAAGTGCATTCTTTTTGATAAAGTGTGTCTAACATACTTAGCATAGTTGCATCACTGAGTACATTGAATAATTGTTCTCTATATTTATTATCAACGTGAGCATTCTTACCAAATATAATACGTAGAGAATTCAAGACTGCAATTAATGAGATACCTACATCAGCAAAGATAGCTGCTAACATTGAACTCATACCTAATGAAGCTAAACCAAGTACAATGAATTTTACCCCCAAGGTTAGAACAATATTTTGGATTACAATTCTGCGAGTTTTTGAAGCAATTGAAAATGATTTACTAAGTTTTGTTAAATCATTATCCATAATTATGATGTCTGCGACATCTATGGCTAACTCTGATCCTTCACCCATAGCTACACCGATATCAGCCTGTTTTAATAGAGGCGCATCGTTGATTCCATCGCCGACAAACATTTTATACCCATTAGAAGATATATTTTCAAATTTTGAAATCTTTTCTTGTGGTAGTAATGAACTGTAATATGACATTCCTCCAAGTTCATTGGACACACTTTTTGCTGTTGATTCATTGTCACCTGTTAACATCGTAAAATTCAGATTTGAATGATTGTTAAAAAATAAGTAAGAACTATCTTTAATTTCGTCTTTGATGGTTAAATTTCCTATATACTTATTGTTCTTTGCCACATATATAATTGTTCTTATTTCATTTGAACTGTCATAATCAATTTGGTTATCATCTAAAAGTTTATGGTTCCCAACTAATACAATTTCACCATCAAGTGTTCCTTTTATCCCTTTTCCTGGTACCTCAATAATATCTGCCATTTTGTAGAGGTTATCTTCACTCTTTGCCAACACTGATTTTGCAATTGGATGAGTTGAATATTTTTCTAAAGAGGCTGCTAATTTCAACGTTTCTTCACTAGTGTATGAATCAACCGCAAAATTTCCTTTGGTGATTGTACCAGTTTTATCTAGAGCAACTTGATCAACATGCAAGATCATATCTAAAAATGAACTACCTTTAAACAATATTCCTTCGCGAGCACTCGCTCCTATACCAGAAAAATATGATAGTGGAACACTCAAAACAAGTGCACATGGACAACTAATTACAAGAAATGTTGCAGCTCTATAAGCATAAATATACATGTTTTCTGGATAAATAATTGTTGGAATACTAAACATCAAAATAGCTAATATTGTAACTAATGGTGTATAATATTTTGAAAATTTAGTGATAAACTGTTCTGTTTTTGCTTTTTTGTTCGTTGAATTTTCTATCAGATCAATTATTTTTGCCACAGTGGAATCTTCATATTTTTTTTCTGCAGTGATTTCAACAACTCCTCCAACATTTATGTTTCCACTAAGTACTTTATCTCCAACTGATACAGAGGAAAGTTTTGATTCACCTGTTAATGCAGACGAATTCAAATCTGTATCACCCTTAGACACTATTCCATCCACAGGAATTTTCTCTCCATTTTTCACTACAATAATATCTCCAACTTGTACTTCATTTGGATCTTTTAAAAGAATTTTATCTTGGTATTTCACGTTTGCATAATCTACTTTTAAATCCATCAGACCTTTAATTTCATTTTTAGAGGATTTTACCGCATAATTTTGTAAATATTCACCAAAACTATAAAATATTACCACAAGCAATGCTTCTAAATACTCACCTAGTAACATTGCTGCAATCGTCGCAATTACCATTAATGTATTTTCATTGAAGAAATCTTTTCTTCGTAATCCTTTTATAGTTTTCACTATAATATTCTTCGCTACTAGAAAATAACTAATGTAAGTTCCAATAAGCAAATATATTCCACTTATTGGAAAAATATAGTTAATTAAGACATAAAGTACCAACCCAATGAAAAAGGTACTGTAATATCTGTGTTTCTTGTTCTCACTGGGACCTTCGTGTGGTAAATATGTATCTACACCAGTTTCGATTGAATTAACAATTTTTCTTATTTCTATTACTTCTTTATTTTCAACAAAGTCATCCTTTGTTTCTAATAGCATAATTTGATTTGTAAAATTGAATGTTGCGTTATGAATATTTTCTCTTTTCATTAATGCATCTTCAATTTTACCCGCGCATCCACTACAAGTTAGGTTCTCCATTTTGATTTTCTTTATCATTTTTTTTATCCTCCTATGATGAATTAAGTTTTTATGATAATATGTATATGAACTTTAAGTCACATGTATTATATTTTTCAAATGTGTGTCAAATATGTGTAAAACATATATTAGGAGGAAATGATGAATATATTAGTTGTTGAAGACAATCTTGAAATTAACAAAATAATTACAAAAATGCTTCAATCAGAAGGGTACAATGTCACCTCTTGCACAAATGCTTTTGATGCATTGAAATCTTTTTCTAAAAACGATTACTTTTGTGTTATCACTGATTTGATGATGCCTATTATGTCTGGAGAAGAGTTGATTGAAAAACTACGACCAAATTATCTTGGCTTAATCATTGCAGTGACCGCAAAAACAGGAATTGATGATAAACTATATACACTATCAATAGGTGCAGACGATTATATTATTAAGCCATTTAATAGAAATGAAATTTTATTCAAAATCAAAAATTACTACAATAAATTTATACAAACAAGGAAAAATATATCATTTAATAATGGAGAACTTATTTTCAACTTTAATGATAACCAACTTATTGTTTGTAATAATATTGTAGAGCTTACTGCAATTGAATTTTTGATAGTAAAATTTTTTGTTCAAAATGTGAATCAAGTTCTCTCAAGGGATCAAATTATGAAAAACGTTTATTATGAAGACTTCAACGTTTTTGATCGAGCAATAGATGGTCATATCAAAAATATACGAAAAAAAATTGCTGATTTTGTATCAAAAAAATACATCCATACGGTTTACGGATTAGGTTATAAGTTTGTAGGTGAAATCGATGCATAGTTTATTCTTGTTATCAAGAAAACGCATTCTGTTTCTATATTTTGCTATTTTTATTCTAGTAATCATTGGAGTAAATATCGGAACAAGAATTGTAAATAATTATTACCGAGATGAAATAATCGAACAAGAAAATGTAGAGTTTATGGAAATGTTTTTTCATATGATGTCATATAGTGATGAGGAAACCGCAATTGAATCTGCTATTCACTTTAGCCATATTAATAATACAACATATAGAATCTTAAAAAATGGTGACCTATTTATCGAGTCTACAACAACCCCCTCTGATTTCAAATCATACTATAACTTAGTAAATGGAGATGAATATGTCTTTGAAATTGACAATAGCAATAATACCTCGACGATAATCAGGGAAAATGAAGTCTTTATTATTAATATCATTGTTTTTACAGCATTATCACTTGTCGCTTTATATTATATATATAGTCGCAGACAAAGAGAAGTGAGGACGGTTCATGACATAAAACTCATACAAAAGCTTTTAGAAAACCATGAAGAGTGCAATCATCAATTTAAGTTCCACGAGTTTCATCAAATATATCATGATGTTTTGCAAAACTTGAATACAATTGACCTACTTATGGAAAAAAGAATTGATAATTTAAATGCCTTAATTCATGATCTCAAAACTCCTTTAACCATATTAAAACACCATCTTCAAGAAGATGAAAATATTACTAAAAATAAGCAAGCAATAATAAGTTCATTGAATGATTTAACAACGATAGCCTCAGATTTAATTGCTGAGAAATTTCATGGCGTACACATTAAAATCAATGCCTCTAAACTTATATCCAATGAAATTGAAAAGTATATCCAAACTTTTCGAACGAAAAACATCAAACTTGATATTGATATCGCTTTAAACTTATATATAAAATTTAATAAAAGAGACTTAATTAGAGTCCTTCAAAATATTTTAACAAATGCCTATTACTATTCTTATGATGATTCAGTTGTTACAATTTCATTACAAAAACAAGAAAATTATGTTAAGCTTCTAATAACCAATATTGGAGACAAAATGGATAAAATGCAAATTGCTAACATCTTTAATAAAGATACTAGCACTAGGCAAGATAAACAAAAAAATGGTCTTGGCTTGCATGTAACCAAGTTACTTTTAGAAGATGCAAATGCAAATATTACAGTTTCAAGTGATGATTCCGGAAATCACTTCCATATTAATTTCCCTTCTCTTGATTAAATTACATAAAATTTTGAAACATTTCACAATAAATAAACTATACTTGATAAACAAGAGCTTATATCAATTATTTTAAAATCACCTCTAAATAGGATATAACGCAAGTATGTTCGACTACAAAAAAATCGGCTACACCCAGTTGAGTGTAGCCGATTTTTCAAATTCTATTTATTCGTTTTTTGTATTAATGAATGTTACTTTCTCTCCAACAATCCTTAATACATTGCTGTCAATATGAATCGATGCTTTCACACCAATTGTTGAACCCTCCGTTAGATATTCGAGTACATTATCCATAATACCTTCGCTGAGTGAAACGGGAACTAAGTCTGAGTCTATTTCGTTTGGTCGTTTGATATCAATTGAAACAATGCCTGCTTGTTTATCAAGCGTATTTACTCTTCCTACTAATATAACTTGGTTTAACATATTTTTCCTCCTAGATTTTGTTATGATACATGTTACCTAAATAAAGCCACTATAGCAACTTTTATTATGCTTTATTACTTAACTTTTCTGCGATGAGTTTCTCTGCTTCAGATAATGTTGATTTCCCATGCATTTTGTTGCTGAAGGATATATATTCATCAATGATGGATTCAATCTTACTTTGATTGTCCTCGACAAAACTAATAGCTTTATCTGTTGAACCGGTTAAGTTTGATACCCATTCACTTAAGCGTTGAATAACAGCTTGTTTCTTTTCATCTCCTGCTAGGTGCACTTCCCCTTTTTGCTTAACAAGTTGATTCTTTTCTTCTACGATCATTATGAATTCTTTGATTGTCTTTTGCACGGTTTCATCAAAGACGATTTCAGTTGCCTTTGAAACAAGATCAGATACGACATCTGATGATTGTTTAATATCCGCTTTTACTTCTTTAATCACCGTTGATAAATTACCGCTTTCTTTGTATTTTGATGAGAAATACAGAATAAGCGTTAAAACATTTGTAATCAATAATATTGTTTCAAGAGTTGTCATTTGGTTTTCCTCCTATACGGTTATAGATGTTTACTTGTGAGTCTTCTAATCTAGATACACGATGCTCTAATATATTAACGTCTTTCTTTAATGATTTGATGTCTTGGCCATGCATTTCTAATAAATTAAGCATCTTGACATTTTGTTTTTCAATCCCCAGTAACTTGACGATGATCTCATCGTTTTTTGTTTTGTTGTTTTTCTCTTGGTTACTGAATTGTTTAATCGTTGTTAGAATCACGACAACCATGGTTACAATCCAATAGATTAGATTTTCCATACGAAATAAATGTAATAGATTATCCCAGTCCACTTTTCATCATCTCATTTCGGTAATTTTCTAGATAAACCAGTTGTTCTTTAATCTCCTCTATATAGTTTTCAGCAATTTCATTATCCCAGTTCTTTTTAAACTCCATCATTTTGCTATACCAGGGTTCTTCAACAACAAGTTCGTACTTTCCGGTTTTCTCATAATGATCAAGCATTCCACGTACTCTAAATACATGATAGTGAATCTTTGAAATTGAACTGTTAATAAACCTAGTTTTTATATACTCTATTACAGCTGATAAGTGGTTAACAATAAATGTTTCATCAACAAAACCAAGAAGTTCATTCACTTCTATTTCGAATGATGGTGCAATGTAATGGGCCTTATCTTTAAAACCCAGTAAACTATCTGCGGCTTGTTTGTAGTATGGAATCACTGTCTCATCAAACTTTTGTCTCTTTATAAATTCTTCTTTTGAGAATACAAAGAAATCATACGTACCAATATATAAATGAATAGTCCCTTTAAATCCGGCAAGAACAACTGTAATGTCTTTATCACTTGATTCATCGTCTAATCCATAAGCGATTGAACCACCATAATAAATAAGGAGTATCTCAGTGTTTGGAAATACCCCTTCTATCATTTTATATATATCATTCATTTGGTATTTCCTCCTCAATCAATTCTGGAAGTGGTGGTTCTAACACATCAAAATCATCCACTGCATCTTCAAATCCGATAACATTTTGTTTTAGCCACTCGTATCCTTGTACGATTGGATTCACATCTAAAAATGAAGTAAAATCCGAAAATGGTATCTCAATGTCAATTTCTTCTACCGGTTCACTTTGTAATGCTCTAGCTTCTTTTGATAGATATGATGCTACACAGATTATTACCTTTTTATTTTTGTAGCTAATATTGAACGCTGTAATGCGGTGATATGACACATGAATCCCAAACTTGGTATCTAAATCTTTAATAATTGCCATAATAACCCTACTTTCTTTTAATTCTATAAATGGTTACCGATATACTATCTGGAGATCCCACAGACATTCCTGGATTAATATAAAGTGCGCCTAAATTGCCATTAAATGAATGAGCAAAATCAGCCATCTTAATGGATGCATCATTTTGTGCATTATTCGTTGTAATGCTTTTCCCATAAGCAACCCACTGATTAGTATCTGTATAGCCTGAATGAAAGGTTGGTGAAATTTCAAAATCAATCACTTTGGTAATCCCACTTGTAATCGCTGGACCACTTTGATAACTATCTTCAATATAATACCGATAAGTATTCGAACCGGATCTATTCGTATGGATTGTGTCTTCAGTATTTACATGATGAGAAACATAGGACCCATATAAATTAGAATAGCTTGATGTTCGGTAATAGATATATGTATCTGATGAATCCGCTGATGTAGATTGTGTTCCGGCTATGACGTGTACTTTATAGATATAATCAGGATCAAAGTTATAGACCAAACTATGATAATAGGAATACCCTTGATAAAAATAGACCTTTTCTAGCTCACCACCAATTTTTATCACGGATGAGGATCCCCTTGCATACAATGCTTCGTTGTTATAGTCAAACGCTAACTCACCAAGATACGACATATTGGATGTTGTAGGAGTGGTTGTTCCGCGTTTCACTCTAATCGTTGCCATTAATACGTGCCACCATCAATAATTGAGGATGGTTGTAAGACTTTTGTTTCATCTATACCTAACTTATAAGTGATACGAGTTGGTGTATAATTGGAATCTACTATAGGATAATAAATCAAACCATCAGCTATTACTGAGTTTGCATAATCAGTTGAGGATGACGCTAAACTAATCCCAGTTGTTTCGAATATTTGTATATCTTTGACGTTACTTAATATCGTTCTTTGACTAGAAGTTAGATGTAAGTTTGATGAAACATGGGAATTATAAGTTGTTAGTGCAACACCACCTAGTCCAGCAAGCGAAATGGTAACAGCACCAGTTGATCCGTTGACACTTGTTACAGCGTCTGTTGGGGTTAAGAGTTCTTGCCAGTTTGCAAGTGTAGAATACGGAGTCGCTTTTAAAATGAATGATTTATTTAAATCAGTTCTTACTGCTACATCCCCTTCTTGTGCTGCAGACAATCCAAGCATGGCCGTTTGAGATGCAACAACGTATGTATTAGTCATTGCAATTTTAGGAACGACGCTATCGGCTAGCTTTCCACTCGAATTTAATACCGGAACATTCCCACTTCCTGTTCCGGTATTTTTAGTAGATGCTGTTCCTAGATTTAATGCAGTAATCTTTGTATCGATTTGATCGTCAACTTTACTTGCCCCTGGTATCTTTAAATAATCAGATTCAGCCAGTGGTACAGATGTACTTGCTGTTTTATTTGCTTTTGCAATATATAGATGTTCCCCAGTAAAATCAACTTGTGGTTCTCCTGCTTTTACTGCTCCTGTGGTACCAACAAGTGGACCAGTTCCTGCTGTAGTTCTTCTTTTAATTTGAATCGTTGCCATAATGTCCTCCTATTTTTTCATAAATACACTAGTGATATTGTGTGTTGTATTTCCGCATGTCAGTGTAACAACACCGTCTTGGTAAATAACGCTTAGTGAATAATCTGCATTTCCATATCGATAGGATACCGATGTATTTGATCCAACAAACAAAAACATTGTCTGTCCAGGAAATGTTACAACTGTATTATTATTGATGGTTACATACAAAATGGAATCTCGTAGTTCGACTGAGTTGGTTCCAGAAAAAGTATACGTTCCACCTGTCACCCGGTTTAATGTTTGTTGCTTTGGTAAATAGTTATTGTTGATGTTATCATCTAAGTCATTCACTCTTTTTTTATCACTTTGAATCAGTTTTCTAGAATAACTTGATAACGTCACTGAGGTTGTTGTTTTTGTATAGGCGCATAATACAAACTCATACAGACCAGCAGTTGTTAGTAAATTGGTTTGTGTTAATGATGGATATCCGCCAGTTTGTTCTTTAAGGTATAAGTTAATAGTATTATTTGCTGTATTCACACCTAAGACCACATAGCCATACTTACTTGAATCTGGTATAACACCAATGGTTGTTTGATGCTCAATATAAATGATTCGCCCATAGACTGAAACATATCCATCACTAAATGTGATGGTATTATTAGCTAGGGTATACCCACATTCACTTTTTAATCCTTCTAGTATTCCAACATCACTTGAAAAAAGAAAATGATATAAATCAGAATCTATCTTTGATGTTACATTTCCACCTTCAAATGTTACTTTTTGTATTGCCATTAAAATACACCTCCATCGATATCGGTACTTGTTACAGTAATTGTATTTGCTGTATTGCTCGTTTTGTTTTTACTTAATAATTGAATTTTTTCAGTTAGTTTTACACGGTACTCTCCTAAGGTAATGGTTGGGTACTGTAAGGAATCTTTAAATGTAATTCCAGTCACTACTGAGTCATATGTTTTTCCTTGGTGGATAAAAGAAACGTAATCTCCTAAATTGATATTACGAAACGGTTTAAATACTTTATTATTCATATCAAGGGTAAAAGTGATATTGTGATCTAACTTAGAAGTTACCATTTCACTTTTTGCTTTTGTTAGTAAACTATCATATTCATTGTCACTATAAATAAAGGACTTTGTAATGATGCTGTTATAGCGATTACTAGCATTAGCATCTTCACTAACTTCCCCGTTCTTCAACAAGTAGTAGGTTTTTACACTTTGGTACGTGGTATTGTCACTTCGCGGGTAAAAGATTACTTTATTGACTAGCTGACTTGTTGAATCACTTGTCTGAACGTGTAAGATAGATGAAAAGTTGCTTTTGATAACCATCCCTTGCTTAACATTAATGATGTCAAATGCAATACCGGTGATTCGTCCTCTTAGATACAAAACATCTGTTTTGAAATTAATCCCATAACCTTTGGATATGAGTTCGAATATCTTTGCCATAGTTACGATGTTATTATCATTGAAATTGAGCGCACCACTAACACTTGCACTTTTTGTTACAGTCAGGTAAGTAAGATTTTGTAATGAGTCCGGGTTTGTTATAAAATGAGATTGGATTATCTGATATAAATAATCGACTAGGTCACCAGTAAAACTAACTGCTGGAATTTCTAAATTAAAAATCTCTCGAAAATCAAGAGATTTTATTGATGTTGTATGATCATCATTAACTTCGATACTTTCTAGAATTCCGATATAGGAAAACATATCCGTTTGAAAAATGACGATATCGCCATTTTGACAATTGATTTGTGTTTTATTCACAATAAATGATGAGCGTTTAATTAAGACCATATCAAGTGCTAGTTCAAAGTGACGACTGATATACGCATTATCCTTATACTGAAGGGTTGTTCTATCAAGAAATAGTAGTTTCATCTTATATTCCTAAAAACCCTTCTACAATGGTTATTTTACATGATACGGGTGTAGCGACTCCGGGTCTGAACTCTATCTCATAATTGCCATGATCTAAAAATAAAAAATTATCCTCTTCAAAATCTTGATGAGCATAAATTTCTGTGACTATCCCATTTTGGTTTATTATCATTTCTTGTTCACTTGGAATCGCATTTACTTTCAATGTGATATCTTCAGCAGTGAGAAAGAAACGCATCACTGACTGTACACTCCCATTCTTTTTTATCAATACCTCTGGGTCAATGACACTCCCAGATATCTCAATTACAAGAGGAGCTTGATGTAACCCGTCATTTTTAACACTTACTTTGCCTTCATATGAACTAGTATAATGATATGGATACATATATGGATAGACTTTTCCGCTAGATGACCCATTTGCGATTATTTCATATGTTTTTTCTTTCAACCATAGCGATAGTTTCTTAAATACAACGTTACTTTGTATTGTTGTTGCGACAAGTTCTGCCTTAGATAAACTTGCAATATCAACGTAACAATAGGCTTTAAATGCATCATTCTCATAATGCAGTTTCATTTTCGTGCTACTCAAACTGATATAATCAACAAATGATTTATATCCTTTATAGCCATCTAAGAATATCAGTGTTTCTGTTATTTCTGATAAGGGGATATTATACTCGGATCGTGAATAAAAACGACTGTACTCTAAATACTTTAAATCAAGTGAAAACCCTAATCCACTGACTTGTGAGATTAGGGTTCTATTTTTATGGTTAAAATAATATACATCACCGTATTCGTTTTCTAGATAAAACTGCCTGATCATATCACACTACCTCCTAAAGCTGCATTGATGGAATCAATATCAAACGTAGGCGAGGTTGTATTGATGGTGATATTGTTTGTATTTTGCGTTGATGAACTTGCATTCGCGTTATTATTTACAACACTAGTTCCTCTTAAGTTAAATGTATCTGAAAAGAAATCACCAATCCCACCAAAGAAACCGCCCACTTTATCTGCAGCATCCGATGCAAAATCACTAATCCCATCCGTTACTTTACTAGCGATATTAGAAATACCTTCAGTGACATTCGAAAAAGTATCTTTGACTTTGCCACCAAAGTCTCCAATTTTTGATGGTAAGTCGCCAATCCACTCAAATATTTTCTGGATAAATTCAACAATCTTCTGTACAACTGAAAGAACTGGTTCTAGCACTGTTTTTAGTACATTTATCGCTGGAACCAACACTGCAGTCAAAATCTCTCCGACTATTTGAATAAGCGGTGCTAGCATAGTTAGAATTTCAGCAAACATCTCAACTTGAGTGATTAATGGGATTAACAATACATCCAAAATTGGTGTCAATATATCTACGAGCATTACTACTAAATCAATGACAACATCTAAGATAGGTTGCAAGGCAGTCATTAGACTATCCACAATTGCCATAATAGGCGGGAGTAACTGCATGAATGTTTCCATGAGTCTTCCAAGTAATGCCTTAAACTCTTCACTTTGAAACAAGGCTACAGCAATTATGGCGATCAGAGCACCAATCCCTAAGGTAGCTGCATTAATACCAACACCTGCAAAGATACCCGATGTTCCTACTGCTTTAAGTCCCATTGATGCAATATTTAAGAGTGGTCCTACTTTACCAACAACAGATAACACAGGTCCAACAGCAGCAACAAATCCAACCAAAGTTGCGATCATCTTTTTGGTTCCACCATCAAGATTGTTAAACCTAGTTAGCCAATCCTTAAATGTTGGAATAATATCATCTTTTACTTTTATAATTAATTCTTGTAATACTGGTAATACCATTGATACAAGTTCAACACCCAGGCTTGATAAAGATTGCTTGGTCCGATCAAGTGCATCCGTGAACTCACCAGCTTGACTAGCCTGTTCATTGGTTACTATTCCCAGTTCTTGGGCTTCATTTTTTAAGTCATTAATGACAGAAGCTTCACTTGATAATACAGGAATGATATCAGCAGCTACTCGCTCACTTAATAAATCATTTGCAACACCAACTCTGATTGCTTCATCTTCTACTTCACTTAAAGCATCACGAATTAAGTTAAATGCTTCATCGGTATTCTTACCTTCTAAATCATCAAGTGTTAACCCAATTAGTGATAAACTATCTGCGTACTTCTCACCATTTCCAGTAGCAATATCACCGAGCACACCATTGACTTTCATGAAGGCTCGTTCCATACGTTCTGTAGACACACCTAAGATAGTTGCTGAATGATTCCATTCTTGCATTTGTTCTGCAGATAAGCCTAGTTTCTCAGCGGTATCACCTATTTCATCAGCCGTGTAAGCTGTCTTTACTGAAAATGCTGTCAAAGCAGAAACGGCTCCTAAAATAGGAACCGTTACACTTTTTGTTAAGGTTGATCCAAGTTTACCAATCTTTTCAAAATTCGCATTACTTAATTGTTTTATCTTATCGCTTGTTCTTTCTAATTGCCCATTTAATTTTGCAATGGATGCTTCAGAGTATTGAACATTGCGTTTCAGTTTATTAAACTCTTCTTTACTCATGTCTCCAACTTGAACAGCTTTTTTTGCTTTTTCTAGTTCTTGATTTTGAGTAAGTAACTTCTTTTTTGTTTGAACTAATATATCATTAAGTTTGCCTTGTTTTTGCTTCCATAAATCTAAGTTAGTACTATCATATCGCAGGTTTGTATTAATCGCACGCAAGTCTTTATTCTGTTCTTTTAAATCTTTTTTAATACCTCGTAGTTCATTTTCTAAATCTTTACCATCAAGACTAAGTTTAATATTCAGTCCTTTGACTGTTTCTGCCATTGATACTCACCTTCTTCTTAGTTCAAAATAAAACACCTATGTTAATAACAACATAAGTGTTTTATACTTAAAAATTTCACTGGGGCTATTCTCTATTTTTACCGTGCTACCAATTACACTAATTCCCCAGAAGCTCCTCCAGTGAAATAAACTGTAATTAAAATAAGTATCATTCTAATTACCTCCTTAAGAGCAAATTTGATATTAATAGTGAACTCTATTCGTGGGATGGGGAATGTCAGAATCGAACTGACACTTGGAGCTAGTTCTATATACATGAAAAACTCAAAAGAATGTAATCCTTATAAAAATTATAACATAAGATATCAATATAATAAAATCAATTTTAATACAGAAATTGATCGATATCTGATTGCGTTGCACGCCTACTTTTATTGCTACCTTGTATGACATTCATCTCAAGTTCAACAATCTCAAAATATGTATCCAAATCGAAGTTCTTTGTATCGCTAATCGATAAACCCAAATGAGCAAGATTAAAAATTATATTGGCCGTTATATTTTCAACATCATTATTTCTTTGAGGGTGGTTTGCTTTTGTTTCCTTGTTGAAACGTCCCTAGCATTTCACCTATCGTATTTGTTAGATTTTGTAATTCATCCTGGTTGCTGAGAATGGTAAAGTCTAGTGACATTAGAAAATCATTGTATGATTGTTTACTAAAAGGACGTTGTAACACATAAATGATTTTAAATATCGTGTCGATGACAGTGGATAAGTCGTCCACTTTTTTAATGTTTGTTTTCTCTAGTTTCTTGATATCGCTAAATAGTTCAGTTGAGAATACATTTCGATAATCAATGATTGTGAAAAGTGATGAATGTAGGCGATATTCTTTATCACCTAGTGTTAGTATTTTTTCCATAAGTTACCTCTTTCTTAGATAAATGTTGGTAGTGCTGGCGCAGTAGTTAAGAAGCCATCATAGTTAGCATCCCCTACCCCAGCAATAATACGCAAGATCAAATCATTACCTGATTCAATTGGTCTAGCAGTAATGTTTAATGTAATTGAATTCGCTTCAATTGAATCTGCTTTTGATTTACTCGCATCACCTGATGGTGTAGCGGTACATAAGAAATACCAAATGCGTCTCGCTTTGATGTCACCTTGTATTTCATAACCAAGTGCAAATGTTTTAGTTTCGCCATTCACTACTTCTACTAAGTTTCCATTACTATCAGTTAACACGCCGAAGATGTCTTTTTTGAATTCATCATCAATTTCGGTGAATTTCAGTGTCACATTTGTTCCAGAATTAGAAACCAAGGTTGCGATGACTTTATCATCAGCATACACCTGAGTGCTTCCACCAATTGCTTCTGTTGTGATTTCTTGTGCACCTACTAATCGTTTTGGTGCTGCAAAGGTCCAACTCCCATCAATTGCTTGAGTGGCCAATGCATAATGAACATTCTTTAACCCAAATGTTATTTTATTACTCATTTAGTAAACCTCCTTTTTTATCTCGTACACTCTATTAACGGATCCGTCTTCATTGACAAACTCACTTAATAGATCAAACTCATAATTGTTAAAATATAGTGTTGCTTCTAAACGTTCTTCAATTAATAAATCTTTCTTTTCTGTAATCAAACTTATTTGAAATGTGCTAACCTTTGCAATAGCGACATCGTCTGCATAGACAATACTTCGGTTTGACAGTTCCTGATAAATGATATAGTTTGGATCACTTTCCAATCCTTCTCTGGTTCCATAGGATACCTTTCCTGGTAACACCGTCTCTAACGTAGAGAATAAGTGTTCAAGTAGTTCTTGCATCAGCGATAACCTTTCTCAATAATGGATTTAATGTCCTCTAACATCTTAGGTGTCAACAAGTCATATGCTGGTCTCATAAAAGATCTTGGTCCTACATACTTTCCACTTCGATGCGTAAAGCCAAACTCAAGTAGATGTGTGAGTTTTCCTTTGGTGTTAGAGTAGATACTAATCGTTTTATGAATGCCATCTCCTTGAGGGGAAGCCACAAAGGAATCAGCAAATGCTTTTGATCCACCACTCCTTGGTGCGTGCATCGCAATATACTTTACAATCTCTTCTGCTGTTTGATCGAGTCTCTTTTCAAGTTTCTTTATAATATCTTCTGCATATTCATCAACCATCTCTTCAATCGCTGTACCTAGTTCATCAAGTGAAACCAATAACATCACTCTTTCTAATGTTAGTTTTACTTAAATAGAGTTCAATAAACTGGCCAATTTGATAAGTTCTTTCGATTTTATAAATGTCTACATTGATAGATACATATGTACTACCATCATAAAGAAAACTTTGAACTTTAATAAGAAGATCAATTTTTATATCTGAACGTTTGCTTTCATAATATTCCTGAGAAGTGATGCTTTTGTTGATGCCAATCACTTCTTTTTTTGTTTTTAATTGATACGCTTTTGTGCCTATTGAATTTTGAACCAACCCCATGGTTAAAAGTTCACACCTAATGTTGGGAGAGTTAGGATACATTATCTGTAGCTCCCTTTGTTAATGCTAATTGTTTCACTAGCATATCAAATGTCTTAGGTAGTTCTTTAGCACTCCCATCATTCTTAAATCCAAAGAATGTTTTAACATAGATGATAATAACTGTACTTACCATGGGATTTGATTCATCATTAATATAAGATGGATTAATCCCACAGGTTTCAAGATATGACTTGCAACTACTTATATGAGAACTCAACTCATCATCAGCAAATGATTCTGATAAGGGTATGAGTAGAGCTTTTTTCACAATATCCAATATGGCCATGGGATCAATCCTTTCTTACTTCGTTATTAGACTGCTGCTGCTTTTTTCTTAATACGTAAAAATCCGTTATAACCTACTACATTCCCACCAGTAAATACCGATGCTTTGTAGCTGATAATTCCGTCTTTGAATTTGTAGTCATTTGATTTGCTGATTTCAACAGGTGAGAACACTGGCACTTCATAATTCTTAAGCGCACCATAGGCAATTCCGTACTCTCCAGCTGCTGTGTTGCTATCAGTAATCGCTTTACAATTTGAGTTAATGATATATGGAATACCATCAATCGTTTTATGAACATAATCAATCGAGTGTACTTTACGACCTTCTTGTGTTTTAAGACCTGCAAAGGCACGTAAGTCATTCTTATTCAAGATAAGAACTGCGCCACCTTCGACTTCCTCATCCCCACCATAAGCAAAGACAATATCATCTAAAGTAGAATCAGTAATTGCTTCAATTTCAAGCGGTGCTTTATCAGCAAGAGCAATCGCTGCATCACTGAAGATTCCGGTGAATGTATTGGTTGTTCCTGCACCGCGTAAGATTTGCTCACTAATTTTCTTTTTCAGTGAGATGTTAATATTTCGTAACACTTCAGCTTGATAAGGAATTGAAGGCAATTTTTCTAACTCTTCAGTAATCTCTGTATAAGCCGTAATTTTTACTTTTGAGATTGTCAGATAACCGAATGTCGGTTCAGTTGTCGTATACGCTGCACCTTCCAGTGTAGTTCCTGCGACACCATTGCCTTTGACAAATGATTTTTTGTACGTTTCTCCACCAGTTAAATTGATCACATTCACTTTATCGACAAGTGTTGATACTTGAGAGAACGGTGCAGGCGTTAATCCTGGAGCAGTATGTTCTGGTAACAAGATTTCATCACTAGATACTTGAATCACACGGCTTTCTTTCATTGCCACAGCGCGTTCTTCTAATTTTTCTTTATCGACTTTGTTGCGGTTATCAATAACAATTGGTTTGAATTCTGTCTTTGAGGCAATTGACATCTTTTTGTCAATCACACTTCTCTCTTCTTGAAGCTCAGTTGTTTCTGTTTCTAATGCTTCAAGCTTGGTTAAATCTGTTTCACTATCAACAAGACCTCTGATCTCAGTCAGTCTTGATTCGATTTCTTGTTTTCTTAATTCTAAGTTCATGATTCCTCCTAAATTTGTGATTTAATTTTGATACGTTTTCGAATGATTTTTGATTGTTCTTCTTGCTCTACCATATCCATAGCCTTTAGTTCCAACTCCATGGACTCTAAAGAACGAGCATATATACTAGTTGCATCATATGCCGGGGTATCCACAACCGACACATCATACAATCGTTCAATTTTTGTAATGGTTCGTTTTGGTATTTTTCCTTCTCGATTCCAGACTTGTTCATCAACCGTAAAGGCAAAGCTCATTTTATCCAAGAGCCCACTTCGTACCATCTTATAAATGTCTTGATTTGTATTGGTATCAAGTAGTTCTGCCCTTACTTTTAATCCTTTATTATCAATGGTTAATGTAAGTGATTTGTTTCTCGTTCTAGCTAAAATTAAAAAGGAGTCCATATGATTATATTTCATCGGAACATCCTTCATTTTCGTTTCTGATAAAGCTCTATTATCAATTTCTTCTATAAAGCCATACTCTTCATCACCAATTAACGTTTCACTGTTAAAAACGATTGCGTATCCTTCAATGATCATCTTGTCGTCTTCTTCATGAAGGGTAACATCTGCTAGTCTAGTTTCCTTTAGCATTTTTCCTTACCTCTACTTTCTTTGCCGGCGTTTTTGGTTTCTTTGGTTCTTTTGAATATACATATTCTAGTTCTGAATCTTTGTATTCAAGTGAATCCAGTTTTTCCTTATTACAATATTCATCAATCACACTGACTTTTTTCTTTTGGGTTTCTAGGATTGACTTCAGTGCTTCTTCTGATATCTTTCCATTAATCGTTATTTTCATCAGGCTTTTCCTCCTTGGTTCCTACTTGATATAAGTTTGCTTTGTCCGCATCGACAAAGTTTAATGATTGTAATCGTTTATGGCCATCCTCAATTGGTTCTAATCCTAAAAGTGCTCTTGATTCATTTAAACTCATAATTCCTAAACTCATGAGTTTTTCAATCGCAGTGACTTTTGTATTCCAAGACGCATATTGTAGACGCTCACTATAAAATACAATTTCCTCACCACGTTCTAATTGATTATCTGTCAGTAGTCCTATAGAAAAAGCCTCGCTTAATTGAATAGCAAGAGGCTCTATTGTTGACTCATAAAATGAGTTATATTCATCTTCTGTATATTTGCTAGTAAAGATTGGGACAGATACACCAAAGTAATCTAGTATTTTTGATTGTAAAAATTCAAGTGTATCTTTATCAATGAGCTTTGGATCTACTTCTAAAGGTAAATACTCCGATTTTAAATCAATAGGGATGATCGAGCTACCCTTGTTTTCTACTGACTCAGATAATGCAGCATCGAATAACTCTCGTTGTTTCTTCTTGTCGGCTTCTGAAAGCATTCCATTCATCTTCAAGATTCCTTTAATCTGCATAGATGATTTCACGGCATTATCAATTCCTTGGAGCAAACTATCATTGATTGATATGGTTTTTAAAACTGCCTCATGATCACCAGTTGATCCAGTGCCACCAAAGATATCATTTTGCCCATAACGCTTTCTTAAATGGATAATATTATCATATGGCAAGGTATGTGATTTACCATTATCAAAGAGAAACTTTATGTAATATGTATCAGAGGAATCAACTATCATTTCAACTGTAAGTGGTTTGATTGGATAAATGCCTTTCAGTTCACCTGTTGTTTTATCAAACTTAGGATATATAAACGCGTTATCATTTAATAGCAGTAAGGTTATTATCTTATAGATAAAATCATATGGAGTCATGATTTCATTTGGTTTATATTTCAAAAGAAAAGACAGCTTCCCTGATTTCTCAGTTACTGTCTTATCGTTTTCGTTTTTAATATACCTTGGTTTCAGCTTTGCACACTGGCTAGCCACTCGATCAATACAAATCTTTACAACATCACTCTTTGATATATTAGATCCAAATGGTGTATAAAATTTATTTAGGTTACTGATTAACTGGAGTGCATCAAATGATCCAGTTTTTTTCTTTCGTTTAAATAGTGGCATTCAAATCCTCCAAACAAAAAGGTAAATATGTATTATCTACCTTTTTTACTGTTTTCTTTTCTGATTGTACCGATTTTTTTATCACTTCGAGTATCTCTACCATCTTTGTTTCTGATTGTCCCTTTAGGCAGACCATATTTTTTTTCAACATTACCTACTCTAGCATCGGATCTTATTTTTCTAGCCAATATTCAAACACCTCCTATTAATATTGTTTCACATACTTAAATTAATGTCAATTTATTATCCGTTTATTTATAGATCATATCGACTTGAAATCAAAAAATATATCTGAAACTGTTATATCATATTCTCGTAATCATTCTTATATCTATTTAGAACTACATAAGCAATGATCAGTGCGACAGTTCCATCAATTCGTTTGTACTTTGAGTTAAGTTTTGAAGGCTGTATGTTTCCATTTAAGTCAACTTTGGCTTGTGTGTTTGCTAAACACCACTTCAATATAGGATTATTGTTATAATTTACGATTTTATTTTTAAGATCTGCTTCCATAATTTTCATTGGTTCAGATAAGGTATATATTCCTTGCCGTATCTTTTCCATATTAAATCCTAGATCTTCCATCTCTTTTATCCAGTACTGTGAGTTCCAAGGATCGTATCCAACCCAGAGTGGTCTGATTCCATAAGTTTGAATCATCTTCATAAACCATTGTGTGACTAGACTAAAATCGTTTTGATTTCCTTCAGTTAATGTAACGAACCCTTTCTTAACCCAGATATCATAGGGAACATTATCTTCTTTGATTCTCTTTTCTATGACTTCGCTTGGCATAAAGAAATGTGGTATTACAAATTTTTTATTGCTATCTCGTTTTTGAATCACAAGTACTGCAGCTGTTAAGTCTGTTGTAGATGATAAATCAACTCCGCCGATTGCATAAGAATCTCTTAACTCATCAATAATATATGTTTCTTCATTGTTTAAGTCATCAAATGATAACCAGGAACCTGAATCAGCTTGTTTAATATTAAAATCTTTACAAAGCATCGTTACTCTTGTTGATAGGTCGTGCTTTGATTTGTTCATAACATCTGCTAAGTAGTTATTAAGTTTTACAACACCAATACTCGGGTTGGATTTCTGCCAGGTCTTTGGATCATCATATATTTCTTTTGTACTGTCTTGTGTATATAACCAGGGCAGTACTCTTTCATCATCAATTTCACCTTTTAGCATCTTACGAGCATAGTCTAACTTATTATCTAAAAAACCACCAACGGTTGTCCCTTCGGTGGTTATGATAAATATAAGCGGTTCTTTTTTTGTTGACTGTGATTGTTTAATCGCATCATAAACTTTGGAATCTGTCATTTCGTGGACTTCGTCTATACAACCAACTTCAATATTATAGCCATCTTTGTTTCTGGATTGTGCTGAGAGTTTCTTTATCTTGTTTTTTGTCTTTGGGGAGTAGATATGGTATATGTTTTTCTTACTTCTGGTCTCTTTGGATAAAGCAGGAGATTGTTCTCGCATGTTATTGATTTCTTCAAAGAGGATGTTTGCTTGTTCCGTTGTATTTGAAGCACATACGATATCAACACCACCTCTTGATAGAAAAAACTCAGCTAAATCAATACCAGCAACAAATGTCGTCTTTCCGTTTTTGCGAGCAATCAATAAAATGACTTCATTAAATCTTCTCAGTCCTGAAGCTGCAATTTTAAATCCATAAGCTGTTTGCAATAGTGCTTTCTCCCAAAGTTCAAGTTTAAACGGCATACCATTAAACGGAGACTTTGTATGTTTACAGAATGTTTCAATAAAATCAATTCTCAGATTTCCCGGTTTTTCATCAAAATGATATCTAGGATCTTCTAAATCTCGAGTTAAAAAATAAAGTTCTGTTTTTAACTCCTCCCCTATTATGATAGTCCCATTTTTGATTTCATTGTAATACTCAACTAGATAGTTCATTCTTGAGCTCGTTTAAGAAATTCATCAAATGCATCATCTCCATCATCAACTTGCGTACCAAGAATACTGTTTAGTGTTTTAATAACCGTTCCATATGAGTTCACAAGTTTAGTATAATATTTAGCTGCTTCTGTTTGTCTTTGCGCACCTTTATTTGATATTTGAATGGCACCGTATTTTCGTATTTGTACTTGTAACTTATCAAGTTCCACTTTCATAAATGCAGCTTGATAAATTAAGTTATCTACTAGTTCCGTCTTTGATTCATCAACCAAAGAAAAAAGCGATTTTAATCGCTCGTATTCTTCACTTATCATCGTGGTTGCTTCTCTATCTTTTATGCATTAAATAGATAAAATGGTTTTGTGCGACAACATCAGGACTATATCTCATTAATGAGCGAATAAACTTTAATCTATTATTTCCATCTACAACTTTAATTTTACCATTTTTCTCAATACACAAAATCGGATGAATCCAAGTTCCGTTTTTATATGAGTTGATTCTGTAATATTTTAAGTCAATACTATTATACCAGTCGTATTCAGTTTTGATTCCTTCTGAGACAAAATCAGCATACTCAATATCTAAAATTTCATCATTATTCAATTTTACTGTTGATAACTTATATTTTGTTAAATCAATGTAACTAAACTCTTCGAATAATTCTTCTGAGACATGGTGGCTTATAAATGAATGAAATAATATATCTTTTGGGATTACAATATCTCTCGATTCCAAATAATGTACTAATAACGACTTAATATCAGTATCATAGTGAAGCTTAGCTTTTTTAATTCTTTTAATTTCTTCTAACAATAATTTCATAATCATCTCACTTTTTATTTAAACAACATTTTTTAAATTTTTTTCCAGAACCGCAAGGACATGTGTCATTTCTTCCAACTTTTTTTACTTCAGCCATTTCTTCATAAACGAACCCAGTTACATTGTAATCCAAGTCAATGTGAATGAGATAAACATAATCAGTAAGTGAACTTCTCATATTTCTATATATCTTGTTTTTGATTTCGTTTATTTTCACAGCTGGAATATTTTTTCTACCATGAATAAAGAAAGTTATCGCAGTTCTTTTACCGTTTACATCATCCTTAACCGTAAATGATTTTAGAATTTTCCTGTTTTTGGCATCTTGTATTCCCGAGTCTATACTCTCAATCAAATTATTTTGCTTAATAATATGAGTTCCTAAAAAATAAAGTAAGAGATTATTTGACTTGTTTCCTAAGTACTTTGACTCAATATCATCCATCATTTTCATCAATTTCTTATTTATATCCGGTTTTTCAGGATTCATTTGTCCATAATAAACTTTTTCAATTGTTGGAACGTAATCATCAGAGAGATAAATAGACCCATAGTTTTCAAACTCACTAAAATCAAGATTCAAGCAATTAAACATATAGTAACCCAAGTAATCCAGTTCATCTGTAACCCATATTCTTTTATCTATTTCTATTCGTTTCATCAAATAATCTATAAAGAACATTGGTTTATTCAAATGGGATACTAATATTTCTAAATCATCAATATTAAAGCTCGCAATATCAATACCTTTTCTGTAAATGTTAGCATCCTTAAAACTGCTCAACATGGTTGAAATCATTTTTAGATTATCATTTGTAACACTTAACATCAATATATTATCCACTTGACCTTTTTTTATTGTAGCTACAACGTTTTTTCCAGTTTCATCATATATCAAGAAGTCATCATCAGGAAGAATACTCAATAATTCACGCCTCAAACGATCAGCTTGTTTGTAGGATTCTCCCAGATTCTTCTTGATATCATCAATAAAAGAATTAATATTTCCATCTTTAGATTTTCTTTTTATCGAATTACTTTTACACTCTATAACAATAAAAGTGCGCTCACTTTGGATAAGAAAATCCCCTTCAACAAATTTACCATTAGAGTAATAGAAAACATTATTGTGAATATCATTGGACTCAAACACTTTTTGAATGCAACTAAGTGTTTTCAACTCAAGCCATTCACCTCTAAGTTTAGTAAATCGTTTATAACTCGATGAATGATTATACTTCAGTATTGTTTCGAGTTTTTCATATAAGTACCATGTAAAGTAAAAATGATGTGTTAAGATTTTTACTCCATCAACCAAAAGAAAAGGATGAAATAATATATCGTACTCAATCTTGTTACTTTCATATAAATCTAATGTAAAAAAATCTATAATAAATTGCCATTCGACATCATCAATAGCAAAATCATTCTCAACTAAAGATAGTCTTGCTTCTTTTACATCCTTATCTCTGTCTAATAATGCGGATATTCTAGATGCTTCTTCAATAAGTCTAATCTTTGAATCTATCTTTTGAACTTCTTTTATCTTTACATTTTCAAAAATACTCTTTAGAAGTTGTTCTCTGATTTCGCCTATGAATCCCAAAAGACTATATAATTGAATATTGTAAATATTCCTAAAATCGTCTCCAAAATTATTATATATATCGTGAATTTTTTTTATAATTTGTTCTGGGAATGCATCCCCTCTAACATCATTGTTGTAATCTAAGTAATAATCGTAATTAAACATATAATCTCTTTTATTATCAAGTTCACTTCTCCATTTTAATCTCATTTTATGGATAATTACTCTTTCGATTAAATCTTCTAAATCTTCACTCTTAACAAATATTTCTGAAGTATTATGTATAGAATAATTGTTAATTAACTGTGAGCGTTTAAAATAATACGTCTAATAAAAAAAGGCAACTAGTTATCTAGCCACCTCTTTAACCTTAAACTTTGATTTAATTTTCTCTTTCCATGGTAATAAAT